AGACTTTTTTTCATTGTTTTTGTTTGGCATTCTATGTCTGGATTGTTTCAAGTATAAGTCGATTATGATCTATTTGTCTAAAGTATGAGCCTAGAGAACATCAGCCCCGTTCTATTGTCCTCCCTAGTGGACAGTGATAGTCGCACCCTAGAGGCGCGGGAGCCGACGAAGGCTATGCTGTGCTTGGAGCAACTAGCAGAGGGGAATACGTGGGAGGAGATAGCTGAGGCTACGGGATTCTCGTTCAATCAGATTAGTAAGGTGAAGGCGCGGCATGAGGTGGCCATAGAGGTGAGACGGAAGCAGTTGGCGGCGGATGGGTTTGAGATGGCAGAGGGACTGAGGTTGTTGGCTAAACAGAAGCTAGAGATGCTGGCTAACAACCCTGACGCTTTGGCTAAGGTGAACATTCGGGATTTGGTTCTTTCCTATGGGATAGCCGTAGATAAGGGTATGCAGGCTCTAGGTGAGAACAAGGTGGTGGTGGAACATAAGGCCGGGAAGCCTAGCTTGGAGGACGCTATGAAGGCGATAGCGGATGCTAGGGCCGCGCTTCAGAAGGAGGCTGTTGAAATATGATTTGGAGGAAACACGCCATTCTCGCGCCACCAACCAATGAGGAGATGGCGCAAATGCAGCCAGAGGTTCTGGCTAGTCTCTACGACATCTACCATCAGGCCATAGAGAACAGCATACGAGACCCTTACAGGTATGGGTTCAAACTCCCTCACTGGAAGAAAGCGGAGGAGTTGTTGGAGTCTTTTAATGAACTACTTGTGAGCGGCGGCAATAGATCGTCTAAGACAACTTGGGCAGCGACAGCCGTGGTTAAGGCTGCAATGGACAATCCCGGTAGTGTCATAATGTGCTTCGCGCAGAATGCAGACGTGTCTATTCGCCAGCAACAATGCGCCATTTACGATGCTCTCCCAGAAGAGCTTAGAAAGAAAACCCTTAGTGCGGAGGAGAACATTAGCTACACGCGGAAGAATGGATTCTCCAAGAGTAGTCTAATTTTGCCGGGGACTAGGAGCCACATCATCTTTAAAACCTATGCTCAATTTCTTAACAACGATACTATTCTGGAAGGTGCGGAGCTGGGCAGTCGTGAACCGGTATGGCTCAATCTTGGGGCTTGGTGTGATGAATACCTTATTGGCCCTGAGCTACTACGCACTCTGCGTTTTCGATTGGCTACCCGTAACGCCAAGGTTATTGTTACGTTCACTCCGATTGACGGTTACACGGAGGTGGTTAGAGACTACCTTGAGAAAGCAAGAACTGTTGAAACCAAAACAGCGGAACTTCTCAATGACAGGCCGGTTCCGTTTATTCAACACGCTGCGAATGGCAATAGCGCAATCATCTACTTTCATTCAAAGGACAATCCGTTTGGTGGTTATGATCGTATTGCTCAGGACTTACAAGGTAGGGGCGAAGAAGAAATCCTAACGCGAGCCTACGGGGTTCCAACCAAGAGTGCGTCCACTCGCTTCCCTATGTTCTCTAGGGAAGTTAATGTCATACCACATGACAAGATACCGCGTGATAACGTAACACGCTACATGGTCTTAGACCCAGCTGGGCGCAAGAACTGGTTCATGTGCTGGATAGCCGTAGATGAGAGCGAGACCTACTACGTCTATCGTGAGTGGCCGGATGTGAACGTAGGAGACTGGGCCAAGTGGCATGGAGGACGATGGATAGGGGGAGACGGCAGCAAGGGGCTTGGCTATGGCATCAAGAACTACGTTGACCTAATCATCCGGTCGGAGTCGGACGACAAGGAGGAGATACTGGACAGGCTCATTGACCCGCGCCTTGGAGCAGCCAAGTATCAATCGCAGAACGGGGCGAGTTCGATCATCGAAGACTTGGCTGACAACGGGCTGACATTCAATCCTGCTCCCGGTTTGGACATTGAAGACGGCATCCAAGCCATCCAAAGCAAGATGGCCTACAATCGTAAGGCGAAGATGGATAGTCTCAACCGCCCACGATTCTATGTCTCAGAGAATTGCCAGAACATCATCACTGCCCTTCAGGAATACACGGGGGATGGTGGAACAGATGAAGCATGGAAAGACCCGATAGACGTAATCCGCTATGCGTGCATTGACGGCATACGCTGGATGGATAAGACAATACAACAACCAAAACGAAGGAGCGGATACTAATGGCTAAAGTAAAAATCATCACGCTGGCCGACAGGCTGGGCAAGACAGTTAACGAGCTGCTTAAAATTAAAGCGGCAAAGCTAAAGGAGGGGCTGCACTACTCCGGCTACGGAAAGAACACCTACCTCACCGAAGAAGCTGTAGAGTTAATTGAGCTATCGCTTGAAGCTCCGCTTGCTGTTCCAAACAAAATTAGGGCAACAGTGTTGATGGAAGCCCGCAATCCACGATGGGTTTACGCAAAGCTAGAGGGGCACGAAGGCAAGGTGCCTGTTGCAATCCCTCGCAAACTCCGTGGTAAGCTGTTGGGCAAACGAATAAATGTTGACGCAATTACAGACTCATCCGGTGGAACTACCTATCGCCATGAAATGCTTGGAGATTGATATTACATTGGACCGTAAGTGGCAGGACGAACAGATTGATCGTCTGTTGGGTTTTGAAATTTTGCAACGAACACTTCACGCTGAATACCAACCAATTGAAGCTGCTGTCCTAGCGGACAAGGTAGCAATTGATAAGGGTGCAGCCTACCGCATCATTCGCGCTATTGGACAAAACCTAAATGGAAAACGATAATCAAGAAGCACTTATTTACGTTCAGGATAAGCCAAATGTTATGGCTATCCGTAATGCGTATGAACGCACTACCACTGACCTCAATTTCTATTTTGACCAGTGTGCTGACGCCTATGATAATCGGCGCAACTTGTGGGCAGGTAAGTCCGAGGATTTACGCAAGGGCGGAAGCGATGCCTTCCCGTGGAAAGGTGCATCCGATCAGGAGGCTCATGTCATTAACGAGCGCATCAATCGCTACGTGGCGATGTTCATGTCTTCACTTAACCGCGCTAACATTCGCGCCTATCCGGTTGAGTCTGGCGACATTGGCCGCGCCCGCGTTACGAGCGCGTTCCTAAAGTGGATGGTGGCTAGTTACATTCCTCAGTTCAAACGGCAGATGGAACTTGGGGCCAACTATCTCCTTGAGCGTGGCATCATGATTACCTATGTGGGCTGGCAGAAGGAAGATCGCATCTTTAAACAGAAGCTAACACTAGATCAGCTCCAGCAGGTTAGTCCCGATTTGGTTAAAGCCATCTTGGAGAAAAAGTCCGACGACCAATTGGTTGAGCTTTTGAAAGGTCAATTCAATGGAATGACTGACAAGAAGGCTAAGCGTGCATTGAATGATTTGCGGAAGACTGGTAATGCTGAGTTTCCCATCATTCGGCGCAGCGTAGATTGCCCAATGGTTCAGGCCATTGCTCCCGATGGAGATGTTCTGTTTCCGTCCTACACCACCGACCCACAGAAAGTTCCCTATTGCTTCTGGCGCGTGTTGATGAGTGCCCAGCAGCTCAAGAATAAAATTGCAACAGAGGGCTGGGATGAGAGTTGGGTTGATTATGTCATTGAAAATTGCGGCGAAGAAGGCGACCCAATCAACAACAATAACAACAACACCAATTTCACCTACAAATCCACGACGTATGACGCCAGTGAGTTGTTTGAAGTGATTTATTGCTACCAACGCCTAGTCGATGAGGACAACGCGGAGGGTATCTATTGCACCGTTTTTCATAGAAACGTAATTGGTAAGCAAAACGTAGAGGATTATGCAAAGCATGAGCTTCTAAACGGCTACGAAGACTACCCGTTTGTTGTAACAAAGATTAGCGAGGACAACAAACGTCTTTACGATCTTCAAAGTTTTGCTGATTTGCTCAAAGGTATCCAGTGGCAAACAAAGGTGGAGCGCGATAGCCGCACAGACCGCAACTCGCTTGCTACCCTTCCGTGGATTGAACATCCGATGGGCTTCCCGCCTAGCGATATTCGTCCCGGTGGCCTTCTGCCCTATCGCCGCCAAGGGGAGATTCGTTACGGCCCAACGCCACAATACAATCCCGGCTCGGTGGAGATGGAAAACACTCTGCTTACGCAAGCCGACAAGCTAATTGGTCTGGATGTTGGTAATCCATTGTCCACAATTCAGCAGCAGTATTTCGTGGATAAGTTCCTGACTCACGTTAAGGACGTTTTGCGCCTGTCATACAAGTGCTATCAACGCTTTGGCCCAGATCAAGTGTTCTTCCGCGTAACAGGCGTATCCGACCCTCAAAAGTTTAGCAAGGGCGACCCTAACGAGAACTTTGACATCATCATCAACTACGACGTTCTGCATAACGACCCAGACAACGTGGAAACACAACTCGGTCAGTTTGTTCAATTGATGCAGCTTGATAGAAATGGCCGCATTGACGTTGATGCCTTGCTTGAAATTAGCGGCTCAGCCATCAATCCAGTCATTGCGGACGCTATCCTGCGTCCACGCGAGCAAGCCCAAGAGCAAGTGGTCAAACAGGTCACGGATGACTTGTCTAAGATTTACGCTGGCATTGAGGTGGGCGCACGGCCTAATGGTGCTCAAATCGCCATGCAGGTTCTTCAGCAATACAGCCAGCAGCCTGACGTTATGCAGCGTTTGCAACAGGATAAAGCATTTGCGGCTCGCTTCCAGAAGTATGCCCAGCAATACCAGTTCCAAATGCAGCAAGTTCAGAACGCTGAAATTGGTCGCATTGGCACAGCTCCCGCCGAAATGGGTGGAATGCAAACACAAGGTATGCAGCAGGCTCCATCAGGTATGGCTCCCGGCCCGCAACAATATTAATTCATGGACATTAAAAAACTAGAACAGCTTTCGCACAACGAAACATTTGTTGATTTCCTTGAAGAAATTCACAGCACACGCGAAGCCCTCATTCAACAGCTTCATGACGTAAGTGCTGACAGGATTCAGCAGATTAGCGGACGTATTCTCCAATGCGACGAAATCCTCGTAGCTGGTGGCTTCAACACCATCCAGCTGCGACGGATGGGGAGATAGTGGAGCCCCCGATAGGGATTGAACCTACGACAGCCAGTTTACAAAACTGGTGCTCTACCACTGAGCTACAAGGGCGTTTAATGTTTCTCCATGCCTAGTCGCAAAATAGCAAACAAAATCTTTGCTATGATGGCCCCACGCAATCGCTGTGGCGTAAAGTCAGCGGAAAACAATAATATGTCTAATGTCGCACCGTCCGCCGCTGGGGACGATAAATCAACAGTGAGTAATGATAAGTCTAACATCACGATGAATGAATATGCTGTTCGTCGTTTGGGTGAGCTTAAAGCCAAGCCTCCGGCTCCTGTAACACAGAAGCAAGAGATTGTCGAAGAGCCCACTATTAAGGCCGCGCCAGCGGAAGAGGAAAATACTGAATCGCCAGACCCACAGGAAGGTGGCGAAGCTCAGGATTCAACCAACACCAAAGGCAAGGATGTTCTTTCACAACTTGACCTAACGGAATTGTCAGATGATGACATTGCCGAGCTTGCTCAAAAGGGTAAATCTGGTCTGCTTAAACGCATTGCGGAACTTACGGCCAAACGAAAAATGGCCGAGGAACGCATGGCGCAAATGGAGTCCTATCTCCAGCAGCAGAGCAATAAAACCGCTCTTGAGCCAAAGGTTGAGAACAACCCCTACGAGCACATCAAAACTGCGGACGAACTCAGTAAACAATCTGAGCAAGTTAACGAAGTCATTGAGTGGGCTGAGGATGTTCTTGATAAAGCTGAGACTCTTGGATATGAGGATATTGCCGCCAGTGTGGATGGCAAAGACCTTACCAAAGCTGAGGTAAAAGATCATTTGCGTCGTGCAAGAAAAGCACGGGACAAATATCTTCCCGCCCAGCAAAAGGAGTTGAACGCCAAGGAACAGCGCAAGTCGCTACGTTCCGCCTTTCAGAACCAAGCTGCAAAAGAGTTGGATTGGCTGTCTTCGCAAGAGGACAACGATGTTCGTCGCCAATACCAAGCAATGATGTCCGACCCACGCCTCAAAAATATTGAGGATGTGATGCCGGAAATTGCTCCTCAACTCCCATACCTGTTGGCGCACGCCGCTAACTCGCTGTATGGCCGCAAACTCATCAGTCTTGATAAGCCCGGTCACAAGGTCAATCCGCCCGGTAGTCCCGATCTATATGCCGCACCTAATGAGCGGCCAGTAGTGAAGGGCGAAAAGGCCGTGAAAGACGCTCGAACGCGCCTTATGGACTCAGGAAGCATAGGCGACTATATTGCCTTCCGCACCCTTCAAAAAACTAAACGCAAGTAAACTTTTAATAATATGGCCTTTTCTAATACCTACGATACAACTAATCCCGGCTCCGCTGTTTCTAACCGCGAAGACCTCACAGACGTTCTGACAATCCTCGCCCCCGAGGAGACACCAGTTCTTTCGTCCGCCTCTAAATCCAAAGCTACCGCTACCTACGTTGAGTGGACTGTCGATAGCCTTGCCGCTCCCACCACAACGGGCGTTGCTGAAGGTGCAGACGTTACCTCATTCACGGACAAATTCTCCAACCGCGCTCGCCTCGGTAACTATATCCAAAAGTTCCGCCGCGACTACATGGTTAGCGACTTGCAGAACGCTGTTGACAGCGTTGGTCCAGCAAAGATTGCCCAAGCTGAGGCAAAATCGGTGCGCGAAATCAAGCGCGACATCGAGGCTACCCTCTGCTCTAACAACGACCGTTCGATTGAGGACGGCGCAGGCACGCCATACGGCCTTCGTGGTCTTGGCGACTGGATTGATAGCGCGGGTCCAGCAGACGTTCCAGCGGCCTATCGCACCCCAGCGGGTTCGATTCAGGGCTCCGGCACGACCTTCACGGAAACCGTTTTCAATAACCTCATCACCAGCATCTTCCGCGTTACTGGCATGAGCAACGGCTTGACGCTTGTTGCTGACACATCGCTCCGTCGGGTTATCAGCGACTTTGCTCGCACTTCGGGTAGCTCGGACTACTCGGTTCGCAAAGTTAGCTATGATGGTGGCGAGGCGTCGATTAAGCTGTCGGTTGAACTCTACGAGTCCGACCACGGCATCGTGTCCATCGTCAACATGAATCCTGATTGCGCTCCAGATACGACCAATAAGGATACCGGCTACTTGGTTAACCCCGAGTATTACGGCATTGCTGAGCTCATCCCAACTGGCTCGACCCGTCTCCCCAACCTTGGTGGTGGCGAACGCGGCTACGTTGATTGCGCCTTGACTCTCATCGTGAAACACCCCGGTGCTCACGGCAAGATCACTGCCCTCACATAATCCAACGAAAGGAATACCAATATGCCTAAACTCACAGTAAATGAAAGCGCGTTCGGGATGACCGACGAGCTTGTTATCGACTTCTCCGCCTTCTCGGTTGCCAATGCTGGCGTTTTGGCTGACAACGCGACCAAGACATTCACATACGTCATCCCTGCTGGGACGATGGTTACGGATGTCTCGGCCTACCTGATGACTGCGTTCGACGACAGTGGCGGCGGCGATGAGCTGAACGTCATTGTTGGCGACGGCACGGACGATGATGGCTTTCTGACAACTGCGGCCCTGCACGTTGACCAGACTGAAATCACCTTTGTTGCTGACACGGGTGCATACATCGACAATGAGAACGGCAAGGTTTACACCGCAGCCGACACCATTGATCTGAAGTTCACCCCCAACGTCTCGACTGGTACGGATTACTCGCTCAACGAGCTTACCGCTGGTCAGGTGAAGTTTAAGTTCCGCTTGGTTAGTCTCGCCTAAGCCAACTTTTTAGTTGTGTTAAACTTGGCCACCTCTTAACTGGGGTGGCCAATTTCGTTTTGCATGAATATCATCAATAAACCAAAAACCTATTCCAAAGAAGAAATTGATAACGAGATTATCAACATCGTGAAAGAGAGTCTTGTGGAAGAAAAGGCAACGGAGTTTGAGCGCACTAATGTAGCTCGCGCACAAGCGTCTGTGATGAAAAACCACAAGAGTGTTCCCGGCTTGGGGAAGTGCATAGGTGTTATGCCGGGACGTGAGTATTTCCGGCTTGTGAAGAAATACGGATACGAGACGGTTCACAGCAAAGATTTCATGCGATTCTTCAACAAGAAGATGCCTGAACTTTCCCCCAATAGAGTTTAATGAAAAACAAGTCATATTCCGAGTTGCTAGCACTTGTCCAAGCTCTTTCGGGCGTGGATGCGTTCACTGTGCTTGAACAATCGAAAGTGTTGGCAATGGCCAATCGTCGCTTGTATGAGGCGTATGACTTCAGCCCAACGTGGCCGCGTTACATCGTGGGCGCACAGGCGCGGCCTGCTACGGATAATGTTATTGCCAGAGAATACGATCATGTTGCTGGAATCAGAACATCGTCGTCTGCTTCTCGCAGTGGAGTAACAGTTAAAATTGTTTGCACCGCCTCGCTTAGTTTTGTTGCCGGCATGACTGTTGTTGTGTCGGGGCTCACTGGAACGGTTAGCCCTAACGGAACCCAGACAGTTGTGGGCATTGAAACCACAAATGTAATCAACGACACATTTACCTACAACCTTGCATCTGGAACAGGGGTTGAGACGTATAGCGGCACCGCCACCGTGTCCCCTGCGGCTATTGACGACATCTCGGACTACAACCGTATCTGGAACGCCAATCCTTTTGGCTCAAACCCGTCCTACGAATACGACTTCTTCGTTGATAGCAATGGCGCGACAGTTATTAACAACGCGACAGGCAACCTTGGGTTTTGGGTTGGCTACAAGAAGGAATGGCCCGGTCCATACACCACCGCTGCGGTTGATATTCCGCTAGAGTTCTTCCACTATGCAGCCCACGCTACCTATGCCGATTTCCTTCGTATGGACGGTCAGGTTGACAAGGCTATTGCCGAAGAACAAATTGCCATGAGCTACCTTATGCTAGAGTTGAGCAAGGCCCAGAATCAGCGCAATAACAACTTCTTGTTTCGCCGCATTTCTACCTACGTTTCAACACAATCACGCTAATGAATAATTCCCTTGTTGTTAATCTCTATCCGTCTCCAACCGGGGAGGCCGACGAACGACTTGCCGTAAGCACAGCGGCAGTTGCTCTTACGAATGTCTGGTCTTCGTCCAAGACGAAATACATCCTAATTGATATTCAGGGTGACGATGTTATGGTGACTTTTGACGGTAGCACACCCACCGCTACGAATGGTCATTTGTTTAAGAAACTAACACCCCCGTTTTTCTGGAACAAGAGCACGGCTCTTGCGGCCAAGTTTATTCGCGCTGCTTCTACGGATGCTTCGGTTCACGCAACCCCATTTACTGTCTAACCATGTCAAACTCACGCATAGTTAACGGTCCAATGCAGGTGCTTCCGGTTAGCGGAACATCCATGCGAACGCTTTCGGCTGGTGGAACAGCTACCAACTTTATTGTTGCAGCCCTCAATCCAAACACGAGTCACATCTATTGGACGCTAGAAGGCGCAGATGTGCGCCTTACGATTGATGGCTCTACTCCAACCGTTTCTGTTGGCCACATCTTCAAGGATGGTAATAGCGGCATCTGGAGCGCGGGCTGGGCAAAGAACGCCAAAGTCATTGCGGTTAGCGGAACGGGTGTGTTTACGATTAGCGAACTCAACTACATTTAACCATGTCCGGCATTTTTGACCAAATTATCAACTATTCCCCCCCGCTGATTGTTAGCGGCACGGTCAATTACAAAGGGACATGGAATGCTTCTACAAACACTCCAACGCTAATTGACCCGCCAGTTGCATCAACTAAGGGCGACTACTACGTTGTAAGCACGGCTGGAACGCAGTTTAGCATTACGTTTGGCGTCGGTGACTGGATTATCAGCAACGGCACGGCTTGGGAAAAGGTGGACTTGACGGACGCTGTTTCTAGCGTGTTCGGGCGCACAGGCGCGGTGGTTGGGGTTAGCACTGACTATTCCGCTGTTGGCCTTACAAACACGGCTATTGGGGCTTCTAGCCCATCTACGGGTGCATTTACAAGTCTATCATCGTCCAGCACCACCACGCTTAACGGAACAACGATTCCGGCCTCCAAGACCTTGGTGGTAACGACGGACAAACTTTCGGCTTTAGCAGCCACAACTTCGGCAGAACTTGCCGGTGTAATTAGCGACGAAACGGGCTCGGGCGCGCTTGTGTTCGCCACCTCTCCAACCTTGGTCACGCCAGCTCTAGGCACGCCTCAGAGCGGGACGCTGACGAGCTGCACGGGTCTGCCCATCAGCACGGGCGTCTCGGGTCTCGGCACGGGCATCGCAACGGCTTTGGCGGTTAACACTGGCAGCGCGGGCGCACCGGTGCTGTTCAACGGCGCATTGGGCACACCCAGTTCTGGCACGGTCACGAACCTGACGGGCACGGCGTCAATCAACACAAACGGGGCGCACAACGGCACGGTGGGAGCCACGACGCCGAGCACAGTGGCGGCGACGAGTTTGAGCACCAGCGGGAATCTGACGTTCACCGGAACGGGAAACCGCATCACGGGTGACTTTGCCAATGCGACCATTGCAAATCGTGTTTCTTTTCAAAACAGCACAGCAAACAGCGCAACGGTTATAAATGCACTTCCGAGCGGAACCGGAACGGCTTCTGGATTTGTTGCATACAATAACTCAGACCCGACAAATGCGGCTCTGATGCGGATTTTCAACACCGGCACGGCGGGAGCTATTCAGTCAGGCATAAACGGGACAGGCACTTATCTGCCAATGACATTTTCCACTGGGGGAAATGATCGCATGATAATTGATACGGCGGGCAACGTCGGCATTGGGACGACAAGCCCGGGATCAAAGCTCGACGTGAATGGCGAACTCCGCATCGGCAACACCGTCGCCACAGCCGTCGCTGTCGCCTCGACGCACAAGGTAACAATCGTCATTGGCGGAACGACCTACTACCTTCTAGCCACAAACGTATAATTACATGACCACCGAACAAGCACTCCAGAACCTATACGCAGCCGCCCGCCAAGCCCCATTAAAGGCCGACGACCACGATTTGCTACGCAAGTGCGCGGAGCAGATCGCGGAGGCGTTAAAGCCAAAGGAACCGAAAGCCGAATGAGCGGGACGGCAGACACGAATTGGCGCAGCTACGTTGGGCCACAGGACAACGGGCTAACAGTGGACACAGTTGAGTGGCAGGCTCCGCTTGACCCCGGGAACTACGACGATCTCGTAAAGGGCTCCAACGTGTCGAACCTCTGCGTGTCAGGACTAACTATCCCAGCCTCGCAGGAGGACTCCATAGACTTCGTGCGCGGCAAAGATTATGTCGTCCAGCATTGCATCGTTCAGGGGTCGATTACCGCCAAAGGCTCAATTGACGGGCTCTCGCTCTACGGGTGCTCTATCTCAGGAACGATTGAGCTTGGGCAATATGACAACTATTGGACCAAGGGCCGCGCTCCCACTCGCAACGTGTCAATAATTAGCTGCACCTCGCCGGACGGCTCGCCTATTAGGGTGAAGCTCTGGGATGCAGAAATGCCGTTTATTGAAAGCACTAACGTAAAGGTGACGAAGATTCCAAGGTGGGTCTGGTTGCCATACTTCCTGTTCCGTCGTCTTACCAACCCTAAAGCCGCCTAACGATGCTCGATCTTCTTACCAACGCACTAGGCGGCGGCGCACTCGGTGTTCTCCTTCGCATTGGCAATGGGTTCTTTGACAACTACAAGGCTAGTCAAGAGCACAAGCGAGAGCTAGAGAAGGCTAAGGCTATGGCCTCTATTGCGGCTGATAAGGCTCAATGGGAAGCGTTCACTGCCAGCCAGAATGCGGCGATTGCACCTGTAAACACCGCACCTTGGGCGGCGAATGTTCTCACCCTCTTTCGTCCTGCTATTACCCTTCTTCTCCTTGTTCTAGTTACCATTGTCTTCTTCAATGTTCCAGATTTTGAACAAGCAGACATGGTGGACGAAGTGCAATTTGCAGCCTTCAATTGTGTAGGCTGGTGGTTTGGTGACAGAATGACCCGTAAGCGATGAACACCCCCGAAAAAGACATTCTTGTAGCAGCAACCCCAGCGGCAGCCTCATTAGGTCTAAGCCAAATCAATAGTATAATTGGCATCATTGGCGGCTTGGTAGGATTGGCATACCTCATCTGGAAATGGCATAAGGAATACAAGAAGGAATGAATCCTAGAAAGCTACCCTGTAACAGCCCTAGGCGAGACATTAGCGGCGGCAAGAAGTCCGTAGTCCGCGCTTGTGCTAACGGGAAGTCTAAAGTGATACGCTTTGGGGACGCCAATATGTCCATCAAGAAGAGCGTTCCAGCCCGTAAAGCCTCCTACTGCGCCCGTTCTGGTGGCATTAAAGGCACCTCTAACAAGCTCTCGGCAAATTACTGGAGCAGAAAAGCATGGTCGTGCTAATATCTGTTTATGAAAAACGAAAACTACAAGTCACGCAAGCAGATGATTAAGCACGAAAAGAAAGAGAACAAGAAGAAGGACTACGAGGGTTTTGGCAAAGCAGCCTACGGCAAACGTAAGTCCTGTTCCTAATTGTGCTAAGGCACAGTAGGGTATGATAGGCCAATGGCTCGTTATAACACTTTTGGCGAAAAAGACAGTCAGTTTAATGATGAGGTGGACATTGGATTCTCACGAATCAATGCCCGATTGCGCCCCGATCAATTAAAGTCTGGCGAGCTGGCTGTGTCCATCAATGGACGCATGGACATTGACGGTGCTTGGCAACCACGAAAAGGGTCTAATGCTTTTGGTCCCCAGCTTGGTAATAGCGGCGAAGCGTTGATTGTTCCGTTCTACGTCTGGACCAACCGCACTATTAGTAGCGCAACTCGCAGCACAACGACGGTTACAATTACCACCTCCGTTGCTCATGGATTTACCACAAGCACACAAGTGGGTATTTCTGGGCTTACAGGAACAGTTAACCCCAACGGCAATCGCACAATTACCGTTACAGGCTCAACAACATTTACATTCACCATTACGGGTGCTACCGGCAGCGAAACCTATTCGATTGGTGGAAGCAACTTTGCCGGGGCTCCCCTTCTGAGCAGCAACATTAACAATGCCTACGGCTCTTGCTTGTTCTCCGACCCATCGGATGACAACGATGAGTATTTCATACTTGCGCTAAATTCTAAAGCCATTGCGGTTAATTGCTCAACAGCAGCTACAACCGACATAGCCTATCCATCTGGCATCACCATAACGGACGATGTTGAGATGATTCAGGCGTTTAACAAGGTGTTCATCTTTCGAGATGGACTTACGGCCCTATCTTGGAACGGCGTTGTTACGGGTAGCCCGGCCTTCGTTAAGGTGGCAAACGGCACCTACGCCAACACAACGTATTATGACGCTAACAACAATACGGTGATAACGGATGGCGTAGTCACTGTAAGTGAAACGGCCCACGGTCTTTCTGTTGGTAGACAGATTTTTGTGGTAGATGCTGGCACAACCCCCTTGGTAGAAAACGGGGTTGGTTACACCATTGCGTCTGTTCCTAACGCCAATACATTCACTTTCTTTGCCCAAGTTGTAGATCACGCAAGTCACAAAGTGACTTATTCTGTGGCTCAATCACAAGGACTTGGATTTGTTCACATGCCCGCGCCCCCGTGGGGAGTCTATCACCAACGTCGTATCATTGCTCCCTACTACTACACATCGACGGGAACATCTGGCAGTGAAACAATTACTAGCCGCAACGTAAGGGATGAGTTGATATTCTCGGACATTTTTGATTCAGACACCTATGACCAAATCCAGAATCAGTTCAAGGTTACGGCTGGCATTGCTGACTATTTGCAGTATGTCCACCCGTTCACCGACGACAATGCTGTGGTTCTCAATCGCAATAGCATTCATCTTCTTAGCGGGCTATCGGGTAGCCTAACGGA